GCGGCGCATGACCACGCGGACGAGGATGGGAGTTCCACCGTCGGCGACATAGACCGCATCTCGGGCGATGTTGGGATCGCAGAAGACGTTGTCGATGGCAGCGATAAAGACGGACATGGGCTACCCTTCAGTTGGCGCTGAAGAGCCGGATCGCCAGTCGCGGGCGCTTGTTGACCGGCAGGATTGATCCTTCCGTCATCAGGTCGATCCAGCGGCCCTTGGCGTCCATCATCTGGCGAGCATAGAGCGGCAGGCCGATGGTATTGGCGGTTTCCAGCAGGTTCGCGGGTCCGCCATAGGTGGTGAAGGTATCGAAGGTACCCATGGGAAAGGCGATGCCTTCGCCGGTCGGGATCAGCCGTTCGGCGGTGCCGCTGGAGAGCGTGACCGAGCCGTTGTATTCCTCAAAGAGGACGCCCGCGAAGGGGAAAGCTCGGCGCATGTCTTCGCGCAGCGGCTGGCCGCCAGTGGCCGAGAAGAATTTGTAGGCATCTTCCGTCTTGGGATGGCTGATCAGCTTGTCGAAGAACTCGGAGCTGACCAGCGCGTGCGCGGTGGTCATGGTCTCGCCCATCAGATTGTCCTCGATGGCGCGCAGGGTGGTGCGGACCTTCCCTTGGATGTTGGTGCCAGCGGTCCCAAAAACAAAGTCGACCGAGATCTGATCAAGGCCGAATTCAGTGAAGTAGTTGTAGAGCGTGGTGCCAGCGCCATCCTTCACGATGCCGCGCAGCGCATTCATCTCCATGTATTCGCGGGTCTGGGCGTGCTTGCGCCGCATCAGCGTGAGCTTGCGGTTCATCACCTCGACCAGCGGATCGGTGGCATCCGAGAGGCCGAGCGCGGGCATCCCCTGGACGTCGGCGGGCAGGATCACGTCGTCATGCGGGATCCACGGCAGGGCAAACGAGCGCATCGAGCGCGCCTCGCGGTTGCCGACGGTGGCGGGCGCGCCGAGAGGGACTGAGGGCAGCAGGCTCAGCACGCCCTCGCGCTGCTCAATGACGATGGCGCGTTGGCTGACGCCTTCAAAGCGGAACAGGCCGATCTGGCCGAGGCGGGTATAGAGGTTGGGCAGGATGTTGATGGCCTGCGTCATCTCGGCCAGCGAATAGCCGCCCACATCAAATGGGTTGCGGGTGATGGTCATGGGGGACTCCTGGGGAAAGAGGGGGAAAAGGCCGACCGCGCCAAACAATCCGGCGCGCGTCTGGAAAGATCAGGCAGTGTCGCGCGCGATAATCCCGGCTGCTGCCAGTTGGCCGATCTTGGTGGTGATCTTGGCAGCGTCATCGACGGTGGCGTCGTAAGCGAGTGCCGCACGCGAGACGATGGCAGGGCCGCGCGCGACGACGATGCCGGTGGCATCGGCCAGCGTGGCATCGACGGCGTAGAGCAGCACGGCGGTAGCTGTCTGCGCGCCATCGCTGCCGCCGCTGGTGGCCAGCTTGTATTTGCCGCTCAGCGTGATGCGGCCCAAGACCGAGCCGACCGGATAGGGCAAGCCGGCCAGCAGCGTGATGGTCTCGCGGGAGTAGTTCGGGTTGACCTCGTATTTGAGGACATCGCCCATGGTCGGGGGTTGGTTAAGGACGGTCATGGTGGCGTTCCTGTGTGAGGGGGCGAAAGGCATCCCCCGCCGGGGCGGTGCGGCGGGGGATCAGTCAGGCAAAGAGGTGTCGGGTTTTGGTCTGGGAATAGCCGGGGCGTCAGGCCCGGGCACCCGCTGCGGCTGCGCGTTTTGCAGCCGCGACGATCGGGCTTTCCTTCGCCTGCGGCCGGACGGGAGAGGGCGGAGCGGCCACAATGTCGCGCGCGTCTGCGGCAGCACTTGCGCGCTCGATCACGAGGCGGCGCAGGGCCTCGGGGGATGTGCCCTCGCGCAGAGCTTTCGCCGCGTCAATGGTGACACCGAGCCTGCCTGCCTGCGCCGCGATCTCGGCGATCTCTGCCGCGGCTTCACGGAACTGCGCTGACAACTCTGCCAGATTGCCCGGCTGCGTCGCGGCGGAGGCAGACAGCGGCACAGCCCCTTGGGGCGTAGCCGGGGCGGCAGGTGGGTCATCTGCTGCGTCTGTATTGCCGTCCTGCGGTTCGGTCGCCTGATCGAGGACGTCCTGCGGGCTGTCGCCAGGATCATGTTCGGTGGCCATGTGTGCCTCCTGTTTGGGGTTGGAAAGGGATGCGCGTTGAGCGCGCGCGGGTGAAAGCGTTGGGGTGCGGGCCACCAGTTGCCGGAAGGCTAGAAATCCGCGCGCAAGATCGGTCACTTCATCGGCGAGGCCCGAGGCGATGGCATCGGCCCCACGATAGGTTGCGGCCTCAGTCGCCATTGCGGCGTCCTGGCTCAACCGTCCGGCACGACCGGCCGCGACGGTCTCAGTAAAGAGAAACCGCAGCACATCGATCTCGCGCTGGATGTCGTCCCGGACCTCTGCGGGCAGTGGCTCGTAGGGGTTGCCGTCAACCTTGTGGCTGCCCGAATGGATCAGTGTCACCCGCATCCCGTCCTGATCAAGCTGGCCGCTGAGATCGGCATGCATCACCACGACACCGATACTGCCCAGAGCACCGGTGCGCGGCAGGAGGATACGGCTTGCCTGACTTGCCAGCGCATAGCCCGCCGAGAAGGCGTGTTCGGCCACAAACGCCCAGACGGGTTTTGTGGCGCGAATTGCACGAATGCGATCTGCGAGATCGAACACACCGGCGACTTCGCCGCCAAAACTGTCAATTTCCAATGCGAGGCCGCGTACAGCAGGGTCATTGGCTGCCGCGTCGATCTGGGCGGCGATCCCCTCGTAGCTGGTCTGGCCCGAGGACTGTCCTATCCAGCCTCCACGATGGATCAGCACGCCGGTAATTTCGATCACGGCGATGCCATCTACAACAGAGTAGGGCGCCTCACCATGCTGGCGGTAATCGTCCAGCATCCCACCGGCTAGGATGCTGGCGCGCGCTTGCGGGACGACGATGCTTTCCAAGGCACCGTTGCCGTCACCAATCTCGACCCGGCGTCCGAGGATACGCGGCCCAAGGCCGGAGAGAAACGCCATGGCTTTGGAGGGCTCGACCAGCAGCGGTGTGTTGAAGGCGCGCGCGGCAATGCGGGCATGCAGCATCAGGACTGGTCCTCAGGTTCGCGCGGACGTTCTTCCGCATCATCGGTTTCATCTGTATGGTCAGTGTCGGCGTCTTTGCCCCCATCCTCCTCCGGACCGGTCAAAGCCTGCACGCCTTGCGCGGGCGAGCCGGGGCGGCGGAAGTCGAGGCCCAGCGCGCGTTCGCGGGCACGTTCCGCCGCGATATCGCGGTCGACCTGTTCTGCGTCATAGCCACGTTCGGCGATGGCCTGCGTGCGGGATTTGAGGCCCGCCTCGATCTGCGCAATTTCTGCATTGGCGTCCTTCAGCGGATCGACCCAGTCCCATTTCGTCGGCAGCCAATCGACAGCAAGGAGTTGGCTGCGGTTGGCCTCATACCCGGGTAGCGTTAGGGCACCCGACAGCACGGCGGCGTCCATCCAGCGCGCATAGACGGGTCGGCAGAGCTGCCAGACCATGACGGAATGCTGCTAGGCCGAGACGCGGCGGCGGAACTCTATCAGCGCAAGGCGCGAATTCGAGAAGTTGCCCTTCACCATGTCATTCGCGATGTACGGATAGGGAATGCCCAGTGCTGCCGAGATTTGCAGGAGGGTCCGGTACTGAAACGGCTCGTAAGTGCCGCCGCTGTCGGCAGGCTGTCCGATGGTGACATCTTCGCCCGGATCCAGCCGCACGATCTGACCGGGGCTGATTTCGACCCCGTCTGGCCCATCTTCATCGTCCGGCGCGAGGGGATTCTCTGGTGCGGGGGATGTCACGAACATCGCATACATCGCCGCGACCTTTTTACGGTCCAACTCAGCATCGTCATACTGGTCGAGCAGAAAAAGCTTTACGATGGCGGGAGCCAGCTTCGAGACCCCGCGCAACTGGCCCCCTTCGACCGGATCGATCACATGGATCACCTCAGAGGCGGGAACCCGCACGATTTCGCCCGCAAGCCCCGGATCGCTGCTGTCACCCGGGTGGCGGCGAAAGAAATGATAGGCCACGCGCCGTCCGATCCGGTCGAACTCGATGCCCTGGCGGATGGCATTGCCGTTTGCTGCAGGTCCCGTCTGCTCCAATGGCAACATCTCGGCGGGCAGCATCTGCAGCTGCACGGGCACGCTCAGGCCGTCGCCCGCGCGCCGTGGGCGAAAGCGAAAGAACACCTCGCCAGCAAGGAAGACCTCACGTGCCGCCCGGCGCTGCAACCCGTAGAAATCTGTCAGCCCTTCGGCATCTGCCTCGTCGGTCCAGGCAAGCCAGAGCCGCTGCAATTCCTCTTTGCGCGCGGCATCCGCGATCTTCGAGATCGGCTTGATGCCATCGCCGACGGTATTGGCAGCCCAGCTTTCAACCGCATTCACGGCATAGCCGTTATTGCGCACCAGCCAGCGCGCGCGGGCGGTGATGTCGGGCCCGCTTGCTGCGATCAGCGCGTTCACATGGGCGCGGGTCGCCCGGAAACCGCGCAGGCGACGGTGGTGCTGGCCCGCGTCAAACCCACCAATGAACGCACCGAGACGCTGTCGCCAGTTCATCACAGATCCTTCACGCCGTAGGGGCGCAGGACGCGGCGGCCGGGTTTCTCAACGGCCGCAATCCGCCGCTCAATGTCCGAAACCGCCGCCGCCAGCTCTGCATCCGAGCCGTAGGTCACGCTCTTGCCGTCATAACTCACGCTGCGCGTGCCGCTGTAGCGCGCCGCCAAGAGTGCGCTGTGGCGGAATTTGAGGTCATCGAGGGTCATTGGGGGTCCATCATTCCATGTATTTGGGCGTGCTGATCTTCCAGCCGCGTCGCCGGGGCGTGGTTACTTGCCCGGCTTGCGGGGCTGTCGGTTTCTCAGGTGCGGCGGTCGGGGTGATAGCGACGGTCTCCACCCCGGCCTGTTTCTCCAGCTGCCGCCACATCCGCTCATCAAAACGGTCGGCGCCAAGGATCCAGGCGGCGGCTCGGGCATAGATCCGGACATCCAGCGCCTCGTTGCGTTCGCGCATCTTTTGCCATTCCTGTCGGGCATAGCCGCGCTTGTTGCGGATCGTGACCAGTTGCTCGGCGACCAGCTGTTTCAGCCATTCGCTGTCAGCCCAGTCTGGCAGGTGGATCGTGCCCGCTGGATTTGACGCGCCACTGGCGCGGTCTTCATCGCTTGTCCGCTCAAATCGTAGATAGCGGTAGGTTTCTGCCTTGAAGGTGGCAGTGGCCACCGTCCAGAGCCGCGCGCCGCGCTTCAGCTTGCGGCCGTTCACGGTGGCATCGACGAACGTCGGCCCTGAGACTGGCGTGGTTCGGTTGAACCCTTCCATGCCTTTGACGGGCGCCACCTGTGCGATGCCTTGCGTGCGGGCCCATGCATATACGGCTGCCGTCTCATACCCTGTGTCGATTGCCAGCTTCGCCAGGGGCATAACAGCGCCGTGTTCGTGCACCCATGTTTGCCCCAGCAAAGTGGTCAGCTTGTTCCAGCAGGCAGGATCATCCGGCCCGCCAGGGATCACGATGTGATCAACAAGCCAGCTTTCCAACCCCCGGCCCCATGCCCAGATATCGACCTCGATCCTGTCCTTCTGCACGTCCGCTCCGGCTGTGAGGAACAGCCCGCCTGCGGGGATCTGCGCCGGGAAGGCCCTGCGCCGATCCGCCAGCCGCTGCCATTCTGGCGCTTCGCCGCTCTCGGTCCAGGTCTCGCCCAGCAGAGTGTTGCGCGCCGCGCGTAGCATTTCGTCCGAGCCTTGGGCCGCCAGCCAGTCGCGCGCAATCTGCTCCCAGCTTTTCCAGCCGATTGGCGAATAGAGCGCCGAGAGGTGGAAACCGATGGCGTTGGGGTCTCTGGAAACCGCCGTCGCTCGCCACTCGCCACGCGCCAGCATCTCCGTCTTGTGATGCTCGACGATGGGGCGTTCGCAGCCCGCACAAACATAGGCCGCCTTTTCCGGTCGCCCCTTTGCCCAGCGCAGCCGTTCGAACTGCAGCCATTGCCTGTGGTTGCAATGCGGGCAGGGGACAAAATACCGCCTCTGATCGGAGGCATCGAACTCGCGCTCGATGCGGCTCAGCCCCCGGATCGTCGGGGTCGAGACCATGAACACCTTGCGCCGATGCGCAAAGGTGGTGGTGCGAGCCTCGGCTAGCGTGACCGGGTCACCTTCCTCGTCGGCGGATGCCGGATAGGCGTCAACCTCATCGAGAAACACATAACGCGCAGGCATCGAGCGCAGGCCGGTGGCAGAGTTTGCGCCGGTCAACACGAGGATGCCGCCCGGAAACTCCTTGGACAGCATCGAGTTGCCCGCGTCGCGCGAACGAGCCGGGCTCACTTGCTCCCGCAGCGCCGGGCTGTCTTCGATCAGCGGGTCAATCCGGCCGCGCGAGGTGCGTTTTGCCATCTCCAAAGTGGGCAGCACGGCGAGCATCGGCCCGGGCGCGTGGTGAATGACAAAGCCGATCCAGTTGTTGCCAGCCTCGGTCGCGCCGACTTGCGCGGCCTTCATGAACGTCACACGCTGCGCTGGGTGGCTGGGCGACAGTGCATCCATGATCTCGCGCAGATATGGCGTGCGTGCGGTACGGTACTGACCGGGCTCAGCGGACGCCCGCGACGACAACTTGCGATGCGCATCGGCCCACTCCGACACCGTGAGGTGCGGATCAGGGCGGATCCCGCGCCGCCAGTGCCGCAAGATATCCTCGGCGCCATCAAAGGCGAGATCGAGGCCGTCGGTCAGATCGCCGTCGTTCAGGCTCTTGTCGTGTTCTCCTTCATGCAAGCGAGACCCTGAGGTCTGCCAAGGCGGTGAGCTGCTCTCGGACATGGGTTTCGAGCGCCCTCTGCAGGATCGCAGTCTCGATCGTCACGGGCACGCCCGATGCCTTCTCCATCTCTGCGGATATTTGTGCGGCCATGAGGGCGGCCACCCGGGTGGGCCAGGTGACCCAGACATCGCGCTCCTGGCGCGCCAAGCGGAAAACAAGCGTCTCTGCCCGCGCGCGGTCGACCAGAACGCCCTTTTTCTTCTGGATCGACAGCTGGCGTTCCTGCGCCTGATAGACGGTCAACGCTGTGCGGGCCTTCAGATAAGAGGTGCTGTCGCCGGGTCCAGAGACAGCATTCCCATCGCTGCTGGCTCCGCCGCTGCCCGCAAAGCCACCCCGTGACGGCATTTGCTGATCCGGATCTGTCATCGCGACCCTGCGCGCATCCGAGGCGGCTGCGTTGATCGATCCGTCGGCGAAAAGTACCAGACGGCCGGTCTTGCGTGCCTTTTGCAAGGCTCCGCGCGACAGGCCGGAATGCGTCGCATAGGCGCGCTCAGATATACCTTCCATGGCGCTTTGAATA